AGTATGTGGCTTGTCGGTGCAGAGGGCGAAGAGGAATAACTACGTCGGTCTGGTTTACAGAAACTACATTTCTACGGCGTCCTCGGTGTTTTCAATAACAATAGTGTCTCTGTTAATGACTGTGATGTTCCCGCTGGGGTCTATTTTCGTATCCGTCCACGTCTGCGACCCAAGCGGCTTTACGCTCATAATGACCCCGTTCGCTGTGTCCACACCACCCAGCGTGTCTATATCCGGATCGTAAAACATTCGCCCCCCTCTGGGTAAAGGAGGGTCCACCTCCGCGGATATGTGAATGTGCGTCAGCCCATTACAGACGCTCGGTTTACTAACATCTGTCTCTGCCTTGTAGAGACTGTTGTATTTCTCTATTATGTCCTCATCAATCAGCGGTGCAATATCAAACAGGTTTTTCAGGTCTGTTTTGATAAGGGTCAACATATCCTTTGGATTGGCTCGCATATCGCGTTGAAGCGACAGCTCTATCTGGATCTTCTTGAACATTTGAGAGAATTGCAGAGCACAAATGCGGTGGCCTTCGGCCCGCTTTTGCAACTGAAAATAGCTGTCAATTGATTTAATAATACTCACGAAGATTGATCCCGTGGACAATATGATAAACATATCGTCGTTCTGAATGTTCATTCCGGTAAGTAATCCAATCACGCTGGACAGCACAATTACGGGAATGTTGATAATGGTGCTTCTAAATTGGTACTTCTCGTAGGCGAGGTTGTGCAGAATACTCCAGCTTTCGGCTTGTTCACCCTGCGCTTGTAGCAGTTTCTCCAGTTCCGGCACGTATGCAATATCTTTAAGGGGCATTTATATTATTGAAATATTTTAATTTTTTTTAAGTATTTCAACTTTTTTATGATATTGATTTATTCACGATTTTCAAAAAAAATTGAAGCACATTTCCAGATACAGAGCATATAAGCAGCGATCAAGCAACAACAGACAAACGATTATAATGACTACTACTGAACAAATCCAGGCCGCAATTCAGCTCTTGAAGGAAGAGAATTACTTCGTGTGCAAACAGGAAGAATACACGAAGACCCTGGAGGAACTTGGTGCACGACACAAAACCACGAAAGGCCAAATCATCAACCAGGACGACACCGAGGACTGCCTTTACTGGGGCGCAACCTGCGGCTACTTGACGATCTGGCGCCTTCCAGGGAATGTGAATGTCCCCGACGACTGCGACTTTGGCGACGCGTTCGGAAACAAGTGGTGCCTTGGCGAAGAATGGGGCGGCCTGATGAACGCGGAAGTTCGCACCATTACCCAGAAAATGGTTGACAAAGGTAGGTGGGAAGACCCAGACAACTACAGCGGCGAGAGCGACAGCGACAGCGAGGACGACGAGGACGACGAGGACGACGAGGATTTGGAGTGCGTGGCCTGGTGCAAGCCAATCAGCGAGGGAAGAGAACCAGAAGAGAGGGACGCGGACGAGTTCCTTTCCACGAAACAGAAATGCCCCAGTTGCGAACTGGAAAGACAAGAAATAATCGCAGAGCAGGCCAGCAACGAAACCGAAGAAGACTGCTGCACCAACTGTAATGAGTTTCTGGGCGAAGATATGCACATCTTCTGCTTCTCCAGAGGTGAGGAGGAAGAGACTATGTGCCAAACGTGCGGCGAAGATCTCCACGAAGAACTGAAGGCCGACGGTTGGCTACGTGATGACGACGAAGGCTACGAGGACGCGGCGTTGAAGAAAAGGATTGCAGCATATTTACAGATTGAAGCACGTTCCAGACCCCCAATTACGGTCCAAGTGTACGGACTTGACGTGTTGCGCGACGCCTTGAAACAGTAAGTAAACAAATACTAAAGAGGCAGGGTAAGCCCTCTTTTTTTTAGGTGAGGTAGGTGAAGTTAGGTGAAGAGGTGAAGCAAGGTGAAGCGTTTTTCAATCCATTCTATATGGCGGAAATCAGCGTTTGCGTATATACAAACGGATCGGAAATCACTTCACCTAACCTAACCTCTTCACCTAACCTCACCTAACCCACCTCACCTAACCTAAACATTTAGTATTTAATTACGAATTAAAATAAAAATTGATGCACAAAAACTGTATAAGTATAAAGAAACATATTAAAGCCAAATTATTATCTTTTAGTAAAGAAACAAGAAAGTTTAGAAATGTCCGCCGAGATCAAACAGTACCCCTCCAAGTCCGCGGAAAAGCAGCGCGAATATTACACGAAGTTCTACGCCAAGTGCCAGGAACAAGGGACGCAGATATGCCCCGTGTGTTATGGTCAGTACACCTACTTCAACCGATCCCACCACAACAAGTCGGCGCATCACAAAAGGGCAGCCGCCCTGCAAGCCGAGGCCTCCTATGGAACGCACCACGCACCCGTGTCCCAGGTTCCCGCCAATTAGCGGACAATTAATTATCCCTAAAAAAATCACTAAAAAGATTGAAGAACTTTAGGAAGTTTTTCATATAGGGAATAGCCAACTTTATTTAACAATATTGCACCGCCGACCGACCGACCACCGATCCAGATTTAGCGATTTAATATTATTAAAATTAAAAATTGATTGATTTAAATCCGAAATCTTTAAGTAAGAAACAACTTTAGGCAAATTAACAATTACGTTGATTTTGACTTAAATATTATCTCATCTATTAGTATATCTCTACTAAACAACCAAAATGCCCTCCGCCGACTTCTCCGCTGACGTCCAAGTCCTTCTGATTGACAGCCTTGCTGCCGACATTAACAAGCCCCACCTGCACTACACCTGCAAGGTAGATGCTCTGCAAAATCCTTCTAATGCCTACGAAGTGCTGATGCAAGGCACACCCTGCCGCCTCTTTATTGATGTAGACGGCGAGATGTCGGCCGACACCGACGAGGCAACCTTTAGAAAGGTTGTCGCGGAATGCGAGCAGAAGTTCTGCGCGTGTGAGAGCATAATAGGTGTGCGTAATGCGTCGCATTTCAGAGCGCTCAAGTATAAGACCGAAAATGGCCAAAAGAAAAGCATTAGGGTCCATAAATTAAGCTTTACCCTATTATATAACAAAGGATTTTCAACGTGCCATATGATCAAAGACTATGCTGTTATGAAAACCCTGCCGGAACTCCAGGCCCTGCTCGGTGATACGATTGAAATCACAACTGAAAACAAAGAAAATACGCTTCATCTTGATACGAGCGTTTATCGCACGAACGGCAAGGTGCGTGCGCCCAACGCGTGCAAATACGAAGAAGAGCCAGACCGCATCAGCAAAATCGTCAAAGGGTCCATATTGGATAATCTCATTCAACACATTCCCGAGGATTGTCCTATTTTGAAACCCAAAGATTGGCAGACGCGTAATGACTACAAAGAACTCCAGAAACAGGGCGGAGGAGCAGCCTCGGTGAGCGTGAGCGTGGAGCCACAAGCGCCAGCGCCAGCGCCAGAACCGGCCGCGGTGGACAGCGAACTCCCCAACCAACTCTTACGCGGCCTCGCGCAAAAGCGGTTCGTCAATTATGATGACTGGCTGAAAATGTTGCTGGTCGTCAAACAGGAGCGCTGGGATTACGGTATGTTTGACGCGGTGTGCGCGGAGCGCGCACAAGGTACGACATACAACAAGGCCAGCAACAAGGCAAAATATGATGGGATTGCATTCCGCAAAGAGGGGGGCCTGACACAGGCGACCCTGTGGAACTGGCTGAAGCACGACAACAAGGCATTATTTGATACACTCCAGCAGCGGCGCAGGGATTTCTACGCGAAACTTGACGAGGGAATGGCGGATATTGAATATGCCAAACTGTTCTACTCGGTGCGGCCCGACCGCTACTTTTACAGCGACCAAACCGAGTGGTGGGAGATCCGCGAAAACAACAAGTATTACAACACCGGCAAGAAAGTCCCGATTGGTATTACAAATGTAATCTGTGATGTCCTACGTGAAATCCTGGAAGACCAGCGCAAAAATCTTAACCCTCTTGACGAGAAGACCAAAGACCGCAGCGCTGCACTCTTGAAGGAATACCGCCGGATCGGAGACCGCAAACCCCTTGAAAATATCGCGTCCTTCCTGCCGAAGCTGTGTATGGTGGAGAAGGAAGACCTGGATTTTAAGATGGACGCAAATACCAACCTGATCGCGTTCAAGGATTGCGTGTATGACCTGAAGACCAACACCTACCGCGCAATCGTGCCGAGCGACTTTATCAGCAAGACCACACGCTACAGTATGGGCGACAGGAGGAGCGACACCACGCAACGCAAGAAAGTCCTTGCAATTATTGAAAGCATATTCCCTGATAAGGACCTGCGCGATTACTGGTTGAAATGCTCGGCCCTGTCGTTCTTCACGAACCGATTTCAGATGCTCTACATTCTCACAGGCACAGGCGGCAACGGTAAGGGGGTGCTGACCACCTTCATCAAAGCGGCCGGCGGTGATTACGTGTATGGTGCGAACCAGACCTTTCTAACGAGCGTGCAAAAGTCAGGCGCGGCCGACAGCTGTCTCGCGTCGTGTGATGGTGTGAGAATTGTGCTCGTGAGCGAACCAGACAACGGTGAGAAGAACTGCTATATGAATACCGAGTTTATGAAGGCAATCACAGGCGGCGACCCAATCAACGCACGAATGCTGTTTCAAAATGCCAAGGTGTTTACTCCACGCTTTACGGTGCTTATGTCGTGCAACAACAAGCCGGAGATACGCAAACTGGATCGGGCTATTCTTCGCAGGCTGTCTATCCACCCCTTCCTGTGTTCATTCAAGAGCAACCCAGACAAGGCCAACCCCTACGAAAAACTGGGCGACAGCACGATCACCGACCTCAAAGATGACCCAGCATTTATCAAGGAGTTTATGATGATGATGATTGAGATCGCGCACGCGAACAAGGACATCAAAAGTATTGAGATGCCCGAAGCGTCCAAGGAAGCGGTGCAGGATTACGTGGCGGATAATAACCACTTCAAGGTATGGTTTGAGGCGCACTACAAGAAGGAGGTGGAAATCAAGACAGCGGACAAGGCGGAACTGGCCGAGTGGCGCAAGGAGCGCACGCACAGCACAGGCGACATCTACAAGAAGTTCACGGCCGCGACTGGGAGCCGAATGTCCAGCAGCCAGTTCTTGGGTGCAATCAACTATAATGAACTTCAGATACACAAGCAGGGCGGCCAGAAGTGGTTGCGTTATTATGAATACTCGGAAGTCGCGGAAGATGTAGAATACGACGAAGATGTAGAAGATTGCGAATAATTCAGATTATTTGCGGTAAAAATCAAAATATTATTATCTTTAGGCAATATAGAACAAAGATAATAAAATGTGCTCGGTGGCTCAACAACAAAAACAGGCGTTCAACAAGGACTACACATACGGCCGCGCCGCGGAAGTTAGTGTACTTGACACGATCCGCGCGTTCTTCAACGACGCGACGATCAAGCAGTCGCAGGACAAATATAGCAGGTATGACTACGAAAGCGAAGGCGGCCGTAAATATGAACTCAAGACGCGGAGACTAACACGCAGCAGGTTTGCAACGACTATGCTCCCCGAAGGCAAACTCAAGGCGGAAAATCCAACAGGTAATATTTTTTTATTCAAGTTTGAAGATGGATTATTTTACATTCCCTACGACGAGGAGACCTTTAGCAATTTCACGGTGTCGCCATACTGCCGCCAGGACAGGGCGGGATTTGATGCAGAACAGAATTACATTTATATTCCGGTTAATCTGTTGACCCAAATAATGTAATAGCGTTAAACAAATAATAAATAAAATATAGGTTTATATTATAGACACGAATAATATGAACACATTTGAAAATAATCTCTCGGAAAGGTTTAGTGATGCCAACATTTCGCAGTCATCACAGAAACTGTATTTCAGCAACCTCCGCAGGTTGAACGGCGGTGCACCGCTCACCGACTTCAAGTTTTTAGACAAGCCCGAAGTGATTGGCGACAAGTTGAAGGACTACGCGGCCACCACGCAACGCAATTTCTATATTGCGATCGTGTCGGCGCTCAACCTGGGCGGTACGGCACCCAAGCACAAGAAGTTATACAGCAAGTATTACGATTTGATGTTGAACAAGAACAAGGAAGTCAAAGAAATCAAACACGATCCAGAGGGCCTGCCCAAGTGGGACGACATTAGCGAGAAGCGCAACGCGCTCGCAACACAGGTGGGCGAGTTTTGGACGAACAAGCAAATCTCACCGCTGCAATATGAAATGCTCTTGAAATGGGTGGTGGTGTCGCTTTACACGCTACAGGCACCCCGGCGCAACGGCGACTACCTGAATGCATTTATCGTGGACAAGAACTCGCCACAGTTGGCCGAGGATCGCAACTACATTACGCTCAAAGAGCCGCAGGAGTTCATATTCCACAAATACAAGACCGACAAGAAATACGGGACACAGACGGAACCCGTGGAGCCGGAATTGCAACGCGTGCTCAACATCTACTACAAGCACCACCCGCTGCTTGTAAAGGGGCGTCTCCCAAAGGATACACCCGCCGTGAAGTTCCTGGTGTATGCTGACGGCGAACCCGTGTCCCAGTTGAACGCAATTACGCGCATTCTGAACTCGGCGCTCGGTAAAGGGACTGGATCAAGCAAGTTGCGACACGCGTATCTGACCGACAAATATGGCAAACTCACGGAAGCGCAGGCCGAAGATGCTGAAAAAATGGGCCACAGCGTGGCGCAACAAAAAGATTATATTTACACGAAGTGAATGAAATTATTTTATATTTACATATAATAAATGCCATACGAAATACGAAAAGTTGACAAGGGTTGGAAGGTCTTTACGAAAGGAACAGACCGTTCACACAGCAAGAGCCCTTTGGCTCTTGCCCGCGCAAAGGATCAATTGAAAGCATTATATGCAAATAACGCAGACGAAGACGCGCAAATGCGCGGTGGAATGATTGGCGGGTTTGACGACCCCGATTGGAATAAACTGTTTGGCGTGTACGGTGGCGCCGAAGATGATGTAGACGATACGCAGGCCAAAGAGGACGCCGAGGCAATCGTCCGGCTGGACAAGGACGAAAAAGCTTTTGATGTAGAAGATGCAACCGGTGAACCAGAGTATCTGAAACTGGCCAAGCAGTATGCAAAGAAGGCGGGATACAAGGATTACGCGCAGCTGAAATTGGCCACCGACGGAAAGCATAAACTGGAACTCCGGGGTGTCAAGTTTGGCAGCATTAACAACAACGACTACATTATTTACAGACAGCATTTCCCTTCAATTGCCGATCAGAAACGCCGACAGTATTTAGCGAGGGCCTGTAAAATCAAAGGCGACTGGGCCAAGTCGCGCTACAGCCCTAACTCGCTTGCAATCAACATTCTCTGGGACGGCAGCACCAAGAAGGGTGGCGATATTGACTGGTGGGGCTTGGCAGGCGATTTTGCGAAAGATGTGATGAAGGATTTACCCGGGGCTCTTGTTGACGCTTTCGGGACAGAGGAGGCGAAAGAGAAGAAACGCCTGAAAGATGAAGCGTGTAAATTATGTAATGGTGCAGGACTGTCTGGCGGTGAGAAGAAAATGAACTATCGCAAAGATGATGACTATCAGGGAAATTGGGGGTATGATGAAGACGCGTATATCGGCCCGGACGGCAAACCTATTAGCAAGGAAGACTATGATAAACTATTTGAAAAAAAAGATGATACACCAGTCAAGATGCCCGTGGAACCCGAATACCCCGAGCAACCGCAGTTCGTAGGCGACCCCTCGCAATTCAAACCGCAGCCGTACGACCCGAACAATCCGCTAATGTATATGGTCGGCGGTACGGCCGAAGAGAGGCGTGCATATCAGAGGGAGTATTATCTTAAAAGGAAGGCAGCCAAGAAGGAAGCCGACAAACCCGAAAATATAATTTGGGAGTTTACCCCCGGTGTAGGATTGACGCGGGCCAAGCCAGAAAAGAGGGCTAAAAAGCAGAAGTGGGGGGATATTATGAATGAAGAAGATCTAAATCCAGATAAATATGCAGACAGCCTCGCCGCTCGCTGTGAAAGATCTCGTGTTGAAAGAGGGTTCTACAAAAAAGATGCAAGGTTGACTGGTGGCCGGCTGGCTCAGACCGACGCGGAAGAGACCAAAGTCGCGAAGACGATTATAAACAAGGTCGCAGGAGAAGCGAATGCGGCCGTTCAAGAGATTAGCGAAACGCCTATGAGTGATGCAAATATCCGCCGATACTTCCCGAATGCAAAGGTATTGAAATACTCCGAACTGGCCGATATTGAAGACATCACGCAACTCCTTCCACAGCCCAAGTCCTTCTTTTTCCTGTTATACGAGCAGTCGTTCAACACGGGCCACTTTACAAGCGTCAATAGATATATTGACAACGGCCGGGACACGATATGCTTCTTCTGCTCCTACGGCAGCAAGATTGATGCACCTCTGCGCTGGAACTCGGCCGAGAAGAACCGCGAACTGGGGCAAAGCGAACCCTACCTTACACAACTCCTGCGCAAATCGGGCAAGACAATCCAGTATAATCGGATCCAGTATCAAAGCAAGACCTCGCCGAAAGCCACCTGCGGGGCGTTTGCTACGCTGTGGCTCAAAGCCAATATACGCGACAATATGAACCTGCAAGAGTTCCACGAATGGATTACCGAAATCAAAACAGAAACAGGCCTATCCTACGACGCAATCGCCTCCAACGCGATCAGCAACCGGGCCCAATAAAAAGGTGAAGAGGTGAACCCAGGTGAGGTGATTTCCAATCCATTCTTATATGTCAAAAAGCGTGTATTTGACATATAGAAAAGTTCTGCTATTCCCTTAACCTAACCTAACCTCTTCACCTAAACTTTCCCACCGTGAAAGAGAGGGTTGCGCCAAGTGTGCTCGTTTAATAATTCTTTACCCCACAGCAGAGAAGGGGAGAGGGCAAAGGGCGTGCGGACATCAATAAATGTAGACGATTGCCGGACTTCACCCTTTGTGCCCTTTTTGAGTGCTCTGGAACCGAATAATTTGTAGAGGGGGTCGCCTGATGCATACACGCGGTAATTGTCAAGGCTGGTATTGTCTACGTCCTTGAGTTGAATTGCGGGGTTGTATGTCCTGGCCTTGAGTATCAGGCCGGCGTGCAACCAGTCGTCAATAATAGCGCCGGCGAGAGAATGCCCTGTAGCGTAATAATAGTATTGGGTCGGTATATAATCCTGCTGAAATTGGGTCAAAACCGCGGTGTCTTGCTTGTAGCGCTGGGTGTCTACGATCTTGTCTAAAACCACAGGCAGCCAGGCCTGAAAGTCCTGGAAGTCGGCCGTGCCTCGTACACCCACGACAATTACTGGATAATCGTCCTTCTTGAAGAACTTAAGTGTGGCTGTCTGTTTTAGCAAACTCCACCCATCAACCAAACCATTATAGTTGTCGGCATAAGCAGCCCCTGCAATTTCATATAACAGCGATTTATCGGGCAATTGCAAGTTTGGATCTGTAGTATTAACATCAACGCTCATTTTGTAAAATTAAAAATCTTATAATATGTATATATATAAAAATTATAAGATGTCTACATCAGGTATTATCGCTTCAAATGGCAAAATCTACGATAATTTGTTGCCAAACCCATACCCGTATCCCGCGCAGGCCCCGCCTCTCGCACAGGTTCTTATAGCAGGGCAAGAAGCAGGAAACCAAGATATAACCAATTTAAATCAACTGGAGGTTTCAAATATCATTCAAGCACAAATGATAGGTGGATCGCTGACGATAGGAGGCCCGGGAGGTGATTTGCGGATACAGGGTGGAACCGTGAAAGGTTCGCTGCTGGTTGGAGATGGAACAAGCACAGTTGAACTGCCAGTAGGTACGAACTCATATATTCTGCAGGCAAATAGTGCGGCAGTAAACGGATTGGGTGTTGAATGGGTAAACTCTGGCGGCGGTGGGCCCCCGGGCCCTGCTGGGCCAACTGGTGCAACAGGCGCAACAGGCGCAACTGGCGCAACTGGTGCAACAGGCGCAACAGGCGCAACAGGCGCAACAGGCGCAACAGGCGCAACAGGACCACAAGGACCAACAGGACCGCAAGGTATTCCAACTACAATAACCGCAGGGGCAAATATTGGTGTTGATAATACTATCCCTGCTGCTCCTGTAGTTAGAGTATTAGCACCTCTCACATCTACGCTTGATGTCGGCAGTCAGTCAATTACTTCCAGCACAGGAACAATCACAATAACACCTCTATCTTCTAACAATTGTAATATGTTCGTAGATGGAGCTGGAAACTTCGCCGTCAGTCAATCGTCCGCGGGTGGACCAACGCAACCAGTCGTGGAGGTTATTAATACCAACGGGTCAGCACAAGCGGCGCATATAGATATATACAAGAACACAAACACTCCCGCAGCCAACGACGGAATTGGGGCGTTGTCCTACCACGCAAACAACGCGAGTGCAACAAAAGTTGAGTATGCACGTATTCAAGCAGATCAGCGCGATACTACCGCTGGATCCGAAAACGGTAGTATAAGTGTTCTGGTATGTGAAAACTCGCCCACACCGACCGAATACCTGCGCGTGAATGGTGTGCTTGGAACAAATGACTTATACAAACCGATTGATACAAGGGGCAATCAAATCACGAGCACAGTAGGAGCGGTAAATCTCTACTCATCAATCCTAAATGGTAATGTAGGTCTAACAAATGTATCACAAAACGGGAACATTCTAATCAATAAAACAAATGCTACGGGCGGAACTATATCCATCACTTC